AACATCAACAGATCTGCAATAAAATGTAACTGGTGTATATTTTTTTAACCCTCCAGTATTTTTTATCTCTTGTTTATGACAATCATATCCTTCTGGACCTGTTCTGGTTGCATTTTCTCCTTTATTAGTAAATGATATATTAATATCGCCGACAATGTCTTCACCATATCCCAAATCTTTTAATTTTATAGTTAAATCTTCTTTAACTTCAGATGGTTTAGATTCAAGTTCACTTTTAGATTTAGTCCAATATTTTGAAACGCTTGCCGGAACATCATTGTTTTTTGAAAGCGTTTTTAAAATATGTTTAATTACACTATCGGATCTTCTATATGATAATTTAATATTGTATTTTTCATCAGCCACAAACGATGTTGATGACTCAATTCTAATGTCAATATTTTTTAAATTGTTTTTAGTAAGTTCAGCTTTTATCCCAGTTAAAGTTTCTGTTAAAGAACTATAGTTATTTTCTAATAACTGAAATGCTGTGGTTATTTGACCTTGTGTTCTAGTAACTAAAGATGCTGTTGTCCCTGTTGGTGCTTCACTACCATATATTGTATTTCTATCTGATTTATTATTTGTTGTATCAACGGTTAATATTTTAGTTAATTCGGTATTAAGTGTTGAATTAAAAATGGTTTTTGTTTCTTGTTTTGTATACCCAGAATAAATTTGTCCATAATCTTCACTAGCATATAAATCATCCTGTGGAAATGGAATATCATTAGGGAAAAACAAAATTCCACTGTAATTTAATGCTGGGTTAAGTGTTTCACTAGGACCCGTTCCAGGTGTTGTTGTACCGGGTGTTGTTGTTACATCACCAGCAATATTTCTAAATTCTATTGAATCTAGTATATCGAATGTATTTTTATTTTTATAATAATCAATATACGCTTGTACTAATTCTAAATCAGATCTATCTAATGTTGTATATTTTCTAACTAACGTATAAAAATCAATATCTTGACATCCAGCAAATACAGAATTTAAATATTCTTCCGCCTGTTCATCAGTTATTTCTTTTATTAATAAATTTAAAATACTTGGATGATCAACAATCACTTTAAACGATACTGTACCACTTCTCTCTGTATTTTGATATGTATAAATTGGCTCTGGTCTTCCTAAAAAATTATTTTTATCCCAGTTTGCACTATTTGTTTCGTTAACCTTTAAGTCATATGGTGGAAACCACATAACACGACCACCGTTTGGCCCTCTTTCGCAATATGGTAAGTCATCATATGTATAACCAAACTTGTTTGATGTTTTCCATGATAAATTTTCAAGAGAAAACATATATTTTTTAACTTTACCTGCAACCGCATCGATGTTGGTTGAACTTTGATCAAACGATCCGTTGCCATTTGACATTGGTGCAATATTCAAGTTCCATGGTGTTGATAAAACACTATCTTCAACTTTTCTTATTAAACCTGTTCTTTTCATTGTATCAGAATAATTCATGTATGATCTATCTTTAGTCCATACTCTACAATATTCTGTACCGTCTTCTTTGCCCGTTGATTTATCAATATATTTTATTGCAGACCCTCTAGATAAAAGCGTGTCACCTTCTCTGAATATTCTACTTGTTTGATCAATAACATTAGCGACGTGTGATCTTGATTGCCCACCATCTTTAGGTAATGAATTTAATAATTCTTGTGTTTTACCTAAAATAGAATCATCTCTAAATGTATGTTTTGTTGATAATGTTTCCTCAAATACTGAGCTTTCGCTTTGGTATTCTAAATTACCATAACCCAATTTATTTTTACTGTTAATACTATACCAAGTTAGTTTTCCTGGTATGGCACCTCTTTCTGAAATATTTTTTTCTTTATGAAATAGACGAGTTGCAGTTTCATCAAACAATAAAGAAAGATAATAAGGGCTTCTTGTTTTGTTATTATTAAAATCAGCTATTGTATCTCTAACATCATTACCTCTATCGTCACCAATATACGCTTTACCTGCTGGAGCTTCTAGACCAATAATTTTATTAATGCCAGATGCTATTCTATCAACAAAGTTAAATATTTTACTAGAATTTTGTGATCTAGCAGATAGTGTGTAGTTTGGCGCGTATGTTGAAAAAGATAAATTATTATATAATATACCTTTTTGACCATCACTCAGATATTCAATCATTAAATCTGATGGCTTTCTACTTAATTTAGGTCTTCTTTGAATTCCTAATAAAGATCCTAGTGCGCCAGTTGCATCTTGAAAGATTTTTCCAAATTCTGTTTTAGGTACCGGTCTATTAATTACAGGATTAGCTGGATTACTTAAATAATCACCAGGAATTTCTGAAAAGGGAAATTCCACGCCAGCAATTGTTTGAACAAAATCAATTGCTTTACCAGCTAATGTTTTAGCAACGGTAATCTTATAATTTTTTTCAATTAATTTTTCTTTACCTGTAAATAAATTAACAGCAGTAGATAAATTACCATTAAATGCATCAAGTGCTCTAACTCTACCAAGTGTTGCTGTTTGTAAATTTTGTCTAATCCTTGCTTGAACAGGACCATCTGGGCTTTCAGATATATGATAGTTAGCAAACTTTGCTAATTTAGATTCAAATTCATAGTTTTTAGAATCCAACGCACCTATTAAACCCCTACCTAAAATACCACTATTAATTGGAAAATATGGATATATACCAACATTATCTATTGATGTTATATTTCTTACATCTTCAACAACAACATAATCACCATTTTCTGGTGCAAACCTATTACTTGTTCCAGTAGATATTATTTGTGCATCTCTAGATGTTTGTTGGTTTAATATTACATCACCTTGATCCTTGTTCGGAAAGCTGTTTGTTTTTTGAATAGGATAGTTACTACTACTAAAAGTCTGAGGACCATTAGGCGCATTTAAAGTTTTAGCTAGTAGTTCATTTCTAAAACCTTTTGTTGCATCAAAATCTAAGTAGCTTGGCATCTATTTGTTTATCTAATAAATAGATAATTTATTGTTTTATTATGCGTAATCATTAATACCCTTAACTATACTAGACGCAAGTGACGCCTTTAATTGTGGTGTTCTTTCAATTTCATCCACAACTATACCAGCTAATGCACTATTGTTGCTGTTTATATCAACTTTAACATTTACGAATATTTCTTTAATAAGTTCAATTCCCTTGTCAATTATATCCCCACCAGCCTCTTTACCCTTATTTATAATTTCAGGTATATTCATTTGATTATAAATTTCGCTAGTCTTTTGTTTTAATTCATCAATAACCTTTAATATATCTGGGTCTATTGATTCTTTAAGTTTACCCTTAAATAATTCAGATGTATCTTTTGCTAATTTACTTACTTCTTCTATTGCTTGATTTGTTATTTCTCCGGTACTTTGTTGTGCTGGATTAAATTTCTCCATAAATTTTGCAGCTTCATTCATTCCATCAGTTGCGGCCTTTCCAAGTGAGCTTTTTCTGGTATCCTCCATCATTCTTAAATAAATTGCTGTTGCAACATTTAAGATTTGTGTTGTTTGGTTGAATTGATCTTTTGCTATTTTTTCTGGTGTTTGTTCAGCAGCTTCTTCTTGTAATTTTTGTAATAATTTTACTTGATCATCTGATAAATCACTCAAACCAACAAACCCATCAACCACATTTGTTAGGCCCAAGTTTTTAGCCATATCTTTTGGTATATCAAATCCAACTCTACCGTCTTTAATTGTAGATAAATTGGAAACAAATTCTTTTTGATCGTCACTAAGTGATGGGAACATATCTAATTCACTCATAGCTTCCATCTTTGCAGCCCCTTTAACAGCCATATTAGTCAATTCACCCATCGATATACCTAAAGCGTCGGACATGGCCTTAGCTCTTCTTAAATTGGCCCCAGTTACTTCAAATCTACCTTGCTCTGCGTTATATGTTGCTAAACTTCTTGCTGCACCAATAATGCTTGTTTGTAATGAACCAACATCATTTGTTGCATCATACATTAATTTTATTGGGTCGGAAAAATCTCCAATAGCACCACCAACAACTTGTAAGTTAGCAGCTAAATTTATTGCACTTTCTGGATCATATAATTTATCGGCTACTCTAAAAACATCTTCCATGTTTATTTTTAGTGATTGAGCTTGTTGAACCATTTTACCTAAACCAGCAATACCACCTTGAAAACCAAATTGATTTAATTTACCGAGCTGCATCACTAATGTATCGGTTGTTGATTTTGCACTTAAACCAACTTTAACAGATTTTAAACCAATATCTGTTATTGACTTTGCAGCTCCATCTAATCCTAAACCAACATTCCTAAAATTTTCAGCGTTTTCTAATATAACTCTAGAATTCTTAGCAAAAGCTAATGACGCAACCATAGCTGTAGAAATGGTTTTATCATTGTACATGGACATTCTCTCGGAATTGACCATTAAATCTTTAACAGCGTCTAAGGTATCATTTGTTGCTACACCAAATTGCTGTGATGCTATCATAGCTTCTCTGGTGGAATCCATCATACCCTGAGCAGTACTTCCCACATACCCACCAGCACCTTTAACTCTTTCTATTAATTCTTTATCTAAATTAGTGATATCAGCGATAACCGCTTTAATTCCATCAATACCGCCTGAAATTATTGCTTTAGCAATTTCAATTGGATTTAAACTAATTGTTTTTGATAACGCGGCTATTATTTTTTCACCTGTTTGAACGTTGACCCTAGCAATGTTTGTTGCTTGTTGATCTATAAAAGCTTGGCTTAATCCAGCAGTACCAGAACCTGTACTAGAACTTTGTTTTGATGTTTTTGATGAAATTTCAGATATTGCTTTACCATACCTATCGGCAGCCTTGTCAGCATCACCCTTTTCTATACCTAGATTTAATAAGTATTTTAAAAATTCACCTTTACTTTCTGCCATTTTCTATTGTTGTATTAACATAAATAGTTTTATTAATTGTTTTCCAATATCGCATTGATAATACTATTTCTTTCATGTATCGGCAATATTAACAGATCATGGTAGGTGAATCCTTTACTTAAAAGGAATAAAATTGCTTGTATTTGATTTTTCTTATATTCCGTAGAAGGGACGAAAAAACTCCACCCCAAAGTCAACCAAAACTGGGACTTTTTCTCCTGACGGGGCGATTACATCAACTATTAGGTCTAAACCTGGTTTATTTTCTCCAACAAATTTTTTAAAATCTAAAGAATCTTTGATTGGTAAATTTTGAATAAATTGATATATAGCCATTTGATCTCTTTGTCCATCAATTGACTTTATCATCATTTCTAATTTTTTAGTATTCAGAGGAATAACATTTGAACCACCAGCATCTTTTATTGATTGTAATTCTTTTTCTTGAGTATTCGTTAAAAATTTAAATGTTATAGTTTTCTTTGAAATTGGTAAAACATACGAATATTCGTTATTTGAATCTTTCTCCAATTTAAATTCCTTAACCTTCAATACAGATAAATCTAATTCACCCTCAAACTGCTTTTTTGTTCCTGGATCTGTTAGGGTTAGAGTATATGTTGTACCAAATGCTGTATTTCTTAAAAAGATTAAAATAGCCTGCCTATCCTCTTCAACAATTTCGTCAAGCGATATTTCTTTATCTAGTACCTTTCTTTTTAATAACTCATCAATAACCGTTTCAGATTGAATTAGATTGGGAGACATTAATATATTTTCATCAGAAGCTGTTAAATAAGCAACTCTTAATGTTTTTCTACCATCCTCATAATGAACTCCTTGAGATGGAAGAGATACCACATCATATGATACCATTGGGTTAATATTATCCATAATAAATTAAATTAGTTTGTATTAATATAAGTATAATTTATTGGAAAATCAACTGATAAAACAAAAGGTTCCACATGGAACGAAAAATCCACCAACCAAAAAGGCTGATGGATTTAAATAAATCTATTTTAAAAGTAATATTAATATACTTGGATACATCTATCCATTCTCAATTCAGCATCAATTGTTGCTAATTCATCTTGAGAATAGTTCAAATCACCAAAGTTTAAGCTAGTTAAGAAACAACCTTCAAGAATCCATTTTTCAACTACTACCCCTGTTGGATCTAACATTTCTAACTCCACATTTTTCTTGTATCCTGCGGCGTAGCCCATTCTACCTGTAACTGATTCTGCATGTAAACGGAACCACTCCATAAGAGCCTGAGATGCTGAAGGACCAATTGGGTCTTTAAAAGTAACTTTAATTGGGTCCCATGTAAATCTACCTGCTACGTATGTTGAAGTATTCAAAAATGGAATTTCTGTTGCGTTAATTTTAGCACTAGGACGAGCGGTGGATGTTACATACCATTCGTTTATACCTAAAGATGATGGAAATCTTAGGATAAATCTATTTTTACGTTTCGGTTCATATGGAACCGGCATTTTCATTAATAAATCTGCCATTGTTTTTTAATTATATTTTTGTGTTTATTTCTTTCCTATAAATATATCAATATGTGAAATAAAATTTATTTTGCAAAATAGTTGTTTTTCTCGTTTTTTTTCCTTAGCTTTTTGCTACTAACTTACTAAAATACTAATATACTAATAATTCTAATATTCTAATGTACTAATATTTCTAATATTCTGATTTACTTATATTCTTTTATTCTAATTAACTAATTTACTGATATTCAATATAATAAACAAAAATGGGGAGGTTTTTAGCCGTCCCCATTCTTATTTTTATTCTAATATTAGATATTTTCAAAAGAAGCACCCGTTGGAGTAATTACGAATTCAACATCGATGAATTCCAATGATCTTGTTGGTTTGATGTATATTTTACCTCTTAATGTATTTGCATCAATATCCTCTGGATCATTTGAAACACTTACACGGAAATCATATAAACCTCTTTCTTTCT